AATCCCAAGGAAGGTCGTCGACCTCGAATGCGTCCGCGCCGTTCCGAAGGCTCCGGTCGTATTCGCGGAGCGCCTTGTTCTGCCCGGCGGTGAAGGGGTAAGGGAACTCCTTCTTTTCGCGTTCGTCGAAGGCTTTCACGCCGTCCCAGTCGTCGGCTTCCTTCATGGCTTCGCGGTCCTTTTCGCGGATGGCCTGCGCCTCATTGTAGGCGATTGCCGTGTCTCTCATCTGTTCGAAGTATGTGTTCTTTTCCATCGTGTGTTCCTCCTGATTTTCGCTTGTTTGCTTGGCTTTCTGTGCCTTTCGGCATGTGTATATATCACTCTGTCCGGCACATATAGCAAGTCCATTCGGCCAGATAAATTGATAAATTTCTTTGTCCTGAATCAGGATTCTCCGGTCTCGCCGGTCATGATGAAATGCACATATTCCTTCCTGTGCTCCTCGATGAAGAGAACCAGCTCGTAGTAGTTCCGGTCGAAGGCGAGGCGCTGCACGTAGGGTAGGTCGAACATATTGCAAAGGCCGGTATCGCGAATCGCGAGGATCTGCTCCTTGATTTTCTCATCCATGTCAGTCCACCACCTTTCGCACGATGTCCTCGCCGTAGATGACGTTCAAGCTGCTGCCGTTGTCCCAGTGAACCAGCAGGCTGCCGGTATCGTCGATGCCGTAGACGGTTCCGCGTGTCCCAGCGGGAGGAGCCTGAATGTCATCCATCTGCACCAGCTCCACGCGGATGCCGTTTGGGTCGGTTTTCTTCAGCTGGTCGAGCTGTTCCGGTCTGATCATTCTCATGCCTGCACCTCCTCGGTCTCCGTGTCTTCTTCCGTGGCTTCCTTCCTGGGAGCGCCGTTCTTCCAGCTTGAATTGCCCTCAAGGTTCCGGAGCAGGATCTTGCGCTCCTGTTTGTACTCCGCGCCGATGAATCCAAGGCGGAGCAGAAAGCAGCGGAATGCATACTTCTCGTTGGCGACCGGCGTTTCCGTCGAGCTCGCCCGCTTGAGCTGCTTGGAGAGCTTGCAGAGCTGGGCGATGAACATCGCGTAGGCTCTGGTCTCCTCCGGCGTTGGCAGTTCCGGGAACCATGGGAAGGCGATGCAGTCGTCCCTGATCTCAAACCGCAGGTCGTCAATGCCGAGCGCCTTCTTGATGAGCGTTCCCTTCGCGTCGAGGATGTTGGTCAGCGTTCCGACCGCCACCTTGTCGAGCGGAATCTCGACCGTAAGACCGGTTTCCTCGGCCTCTGGTGCGGCTTCTTCCTGCTCGGTGGATTCCTCCTTGGATTCGGTTTCAGCCGTTTCCGGCTCGAATCCCGCGGCGGCGATGGCTTCGAGAACCTTCTCGACTTCCTCGGAATCCGCCATGTCGTTGAACTCGAGCGCGCCGTCCTTGGTGACCGTGAAGTAGTCGATCTGGTAATTGCAGGTCGGCATCCTCATGTACTCGGCATTTGCACCGGTCGTGTCGGCGATGACCTTCACCAGTTCCTTCCTCTGTGCTCCTGTTACGTTGTAGTTGATTCGCATGTGTTTTACCTCCGTTTAATGTGGTTTTCTGCCGCAGGCCCTGTGCCTTTCGGCATGTCTATACATCACTCTGAACGGCTGTAATAGCAAGCAAATAATCGATATTTCTCAGGTAGAAAAACTTCCGGATATGAGCCCGAGAAACTGTGCTTAGTACACAAAGGAATCACTCGCCATCCGGCAGCTCGACTTCTTTTACAAGGTCGGAATAGAGGAGTTTCTTGCCATCCCGGATGACATGCGCATTCTCTGCGTCACCGGTGTCCTCGACATAGCGACGGAGGATGACCGAGGCGTATTTCGGGTCGAGCTCCATCATCATGCAGGTGCGGTTCAGTTGTTCGCATGCCATGAGCGTGGAGCCGCTGCCACCGAAGGTGTCGATGACGATGGCGTTCTCCTGCGTGGAGTTCTGGATCGGATAGCCGAGCAGGTCAAGCGGCTTGCTGGTCGGATGATCCTTGTTGCGCTTCGGCTTGTCGAAGTTCCATATGGTGGTTTCTGCGCGTCCTGCGTACCATGGATGCTTGCCGTTCTGGAGGAATCCGTAGAGCACGGGCTCATGCTGCCACTGGTAGTCGGAACGTCCGAGCACGAGGGAGTTCTTCACCCAGATGCACACGCCCGCGAGATGGAATCCCGCATCGACGAATGCCCGCCGGAAGGTCAGGCCCTCGGTGTCGGCATGGAAGCAGTAGGCCGCTCCGCCTTTCTCCAGATGGTCCGCCATGTTCTTGAATGCGGAGAGCAGGAAGTTGTAGAATTCCTCGCCCTTGAGGCTGTCGTTCTGGATCGTCAGGCCATCGGAGGCCTTGAAGGAGACGCCGTAGGGCGGGTCCGTCAGCACGAGGTTCGCGCGCTTGCCGTCCATGAGTGCATCTACATCTTCGGCACTGGTGGCGTCGCCGCACATAAGCTTGTGCCGTCCGACTGTCCAGATGTCGCCGCGCTCCACGAAGGATGCTTTCTCGAGTGCCGCGGACAGGTCGAAGTCGTCATCCTCGATGTCTTTGTCGGATTCTCCGTTCAGCAGCTTCTCCAGCTCCTTGTCGTCAAAGCCGAGCAGGGAGAGGTCAAAGGCGTTCTCCTGCAGATCGGCCAGTTCGACAGACAGCATCTCCTCATCCCATCCGGCGTTGAGTGCGAGTTGGTTGTCCGCGAGAATGTAGGCGCGTTTCTGCGTGTCGGTCAGATCCTCGGCGAAGACGCACGGGACGGTCTTGTATCCTTCCTCACGGGCAGCCTGAATCCTGCCGTGGCCGACGAGGATGTTGTAATCCTGATCGATAACCGCGGGCGATACGAATCCGAACTCCCGGAGGGAGGAGCGGAGCTGCGCGATCTGTTCTTTTGAATGCGTCCGGGCGTTCCGGGCGTAGGGCACCAGCTTGTCGATCGGCACCTGTTCAAGTCTTTGTGTGTTCATTTACATTCCCTTTCTGGCGCGGAGAAGGCGTTCCATCACGTCGTCCTGCGGATTCGCGCCGCCGTACTCGGCGGAGCAGTTCTCCTTTACGATCTGGAAGATCTCGTCCCACAGGCGGTTCGCCTGATTCATGTAGTTGATGCCGATATTGATGAACGGCGACGGGATCGGCTTGCCGGTCGTCGGATGCTTCGATAAATATCCGAGCTTGGTTGTCATTTCCTCGCACTGAATCCATCGCGCCGAACACATCGCATAGCGCTCCAAGAGCTGCGGCGATACGGCTTTCGCGATGCCGAGCTTGTCGAGCCATTCCCAAGTCTCGCGGTAGATGTCGGCGGCCTCCAGAGTGGAGCCGTCATGCTGCCGAGCCGAGGGAAACTCGTGCGGTTCCGGCATGTCCTCGCCCTCGGTGTCTGGGATGTCGAGCACTTCGAGCTTTCGTCCGCCCGGATTCCCGTTTTCGTATTTCTCCTTGACGGCGGTTTTCTTCCGGCCAGCGCCGGGACGTCTGCCGCCGCGACCGCCAGTGTTATTCGATTTTGTAGGCATTTCGTCACCGCCTTTCTCGCATGTACGCGCGTAATAGATAAGGAGCCGGGTTATTACCCGTTTGATTTCGCTTTTTTCGTACAGAAAGCCCCGCGCCGTTTTCCGCAGCGCCGCCTCGTAGAGATTTCAACCGCCCCTACCCAGAGGGTCCCCGACGAGCGTCAGCTCGGTGGGGTTTGGGTCTACCGGTCGCCGCGCTCCTTGTGGATCTTCTCGTGGCAGGAGCGGCACAGGCTCATGAGGTTCGACTCATCGTTCGTGCCGCCTTCCGACAGCGGAACGATGTGGTGGACTTCCTCGACCGCAACGTAGCGTCCCTGCTTCAGGCACATCTCACACAAGGGATGCTTGTGGACGTAGCGCGTGCGGATGCGCTGCCAAGACCTGCCGTATCGTTTGCCGGTCGAGTAGCCGCGCGTGAACTTCTCGTAGTGCTTCTCCATCAGTGCCTTGTGCTCCGGGCAGTACTGTTCGCCGTCCTCGCACAGGTTCGGGCAGCCCTGGTAGCGGCAGGGCCGCTTCGGTTTCATTGGCATCGCTTGCCGCCTCCCTTCGGGCATAAGAAAAGCCCTGCGGGCGTGGTGCTCGCAAGGCTTCGTGGTTCTTCTTATGGTTTTCGCTATTGTAAGGATAACACAGGAGGCGTCTGCCATTCTGTGCCAAAGTGTGCCAAACCGTGCCAACTTTTCTAATCCGGCACAACAAAGTTCTGAAGCGCCGATCCGTGAATGCGGTGAACCGTGCGGAGGCTGACGTTCAGCATGCTGGCGATCTCCTCCCATGTGCAGTTGTCGATGTACCGGTAGCGGAGAACCAGCTGCTCCTCGGGATCAGCCAGCAGGTCGATACGCGCGTTGATCTCGTCCCGCAGCGTAATGAGCTGCGCCACCTTCTTCTCCACGTCGGCCTGTATCTCGTCGATCTTGTGGAGGCAGGTGACGAAGTGCGCGTCGCTTGGCGTGTTCGGGTTCCTCGGCATGCCGTCGTAGCGCATGCCGCTGACGCTGGTGGACATTTCCCTCCAGTAGTCGATCTCCCGGAGCCGCGAGTGGATCAGCGCATCCAGGTGCTTGGCCTGATTCAGATATTGCTTCGGAGTCATCTCATCACCTCCTCGTTGAGCTTTCTTATCAGCATCTCGCCGTCAACCGTCGTCAGCGCCTGATACCACTGAGAGCGGAAGAACCGTTCGATTGATTCCTTCTCCGTTTGAGCGGCCTTGTTCCGCGGGTTCATGCGCAGGGCCTTCAGTGCTGTCCGGTAGTCGCGGACAGCCTGCAGGATGACGGCGTTGGCGAGATTCTCGTAGGGGTCGTTCATCGCATCACCGCCTTCACCGCAGCGATAAGCGCTGACTGCGTCTTGTCCTTGCGTTTCAAGGCGTTGAGGATCTGCCCGTCAATGGTGCTCGCAGTGACGATGTGCTGGATGACGACGGTCCGGCTTTTCTGGCCTTGCCGCCAGAGCCTTGCGTTCGTCTGCTGGTAGAGCTCCAATGACCACGTGAGGCCGAACCAGACAAGCGTCGATCCGCCGGACTGCAGGTTGAGCCCGTGACCGGCGGAGGCCGGGTGGATGACTGCTACAGGAATATTGCCCGCATTCCAGTCATCGATGTCCTGCGACGACTTGATCTCCCGGACGTCGAACCGTCTGCGGATTCTCTCCAGATCGTGCCGGAACCAGTAGGCGACAAGCAGCGGCTTCCCGTTCGCGGCCTCGATGATGTCCTCCAAGGCGTCGAGCTTCCGGTCATGGAATTCGATGATCTTCCCGTCGTCGGAGTAGATCGCGCCGTTTGCAAGCTGAGAGAGCTTCCCGGTAAGCGTTGCCGCGTTCGCTGCGGTGATCTCGTCGCCGTGAAGTTCCAGCACCAGATCGTTCTTCAGCTCCTCGTACCGTTTGCGCTCCTCGGCGGACAGCTGCACCTCGTACTGCGTGGAGATGAGCTCCGGCATCTTCAGATGATCGGTCGACTTCATGGAAATCGTGATATCCGAGATTTTCC